AATCATACCATTTTTGCCTTGTTAAACATACCTGAGAAACTTTTTGATAGTCGTGAAGAATCTGAGTCATGTCGAGCATTCGAATCGGACAGTTGAACGTCACATCATCTTCAGATAGATAAACGTAATCATAATCTCGTTCTCTCAACAATTCGAAGGTTCGATTCCATACGTATGGTAAACCCATATTCTGCTGATGTAGGAAGATCTCAGTAAAGCCAAAATTCTTGGCTAGCTCGAACATCGTACCATCATGGCGACCTTTTGGCATATCATCAATAAAGATGCCTTCGACTTCACATCCTTCAAAGTTTAGCATATCACGCTGTGATTTTAGAGTAGGAATCAAATATTCGAGTCGATTCGTCGACCATATTACCTTACATATCTTCATGAGAATCTCTCCGTATCAAAGAAGAATGTCTGGAACAATCTCCCGTCATATAAGTTTTTGCCGAAGTAGTCGAGGCTAGCATGGAAGAGATCTCCACGATAAAGAATAAGCCGATTATACTTGTTGCCTATCGAATCTACTTTATCCCATTTGGTGTAGTCGTATCCTTCGTAAAGGTTTTCATGCGATCGCCATTCTCCTGATTCCTTGTGCCGATACATAGCAGTACCACTCGATAGCGGTGCATCAGGAGTCAAGTAACATACTCCTGCCCACATGCTCGTATGATCACAATGAATCCAGGTACGATCTTGGGCTGTGGCATACTGAAAAGCTCCGGTATAACCTGAGTCTTCGTACCAGTTGGTAATGTTACCAGCAAAATTCATCCAGTACTGAATGCATGCTTTAACATCGTCTGTCAGAAAAGATTGAGTTCGTTTGCCAGGATAGTTGCCAGTTACATCAAACTCTTGGGTCAAAGCATAGGCTCTAACAGCATCGGGATTTGTATAGAAATTATCAATAATCATCAAGTCTAAATTCATAATATTTCAAGTCCTCATGTTGTACTTGTTGTATTTATACGGCTTATAAATAGCCAGACACATAAATATAATAAAGAGGTATTCGATGGCCATTCCTACCACCAAAGCAACATTTAAAGAGTATTGCCTTCGGAAGCTCGGCAAACCAGTCATTGAGATTAACGTCGACGATGATCAAGTCGATGATCGCGTCGACGAAGCGCTTCGTTACTGGTATGACTATCACTTTGATGGTTCAGAAAGAGTATACTATAAACATGCTATCACGGAAACTGATGTGGCTAATAAGTATATCACTCTTCCAGAGAATATCATCGGTGCTGTCAGCATCTTCTCGATGGGTGATCCTTCGATTCGCTCTGACGACCTTTTTAATATTCGCTATCAGATTGCGCTAAACGATCTCTACACTCTAACTAACGTGTCTCTTGTTCCATACTACATGGTGATGGAACATCTTGCTCTGATGAACGAGCTTCTTGTCGGTAAACAGCCGATTCGTTATTCTCGCCATAAAGATCGACTACACGTTGATATGGACTGGAATACAGTTGCTGTCGGCGAATTCTTACTCGTCGAAGCTTACGAAGTCATTGATCCAGAAACATGGACAGATGCTTATAACGATCGTTGGCTTCAGAACTACGCAACGACTCTGATTAAAGAACAATGGGGATCAAACCTTACAAAGTTTACTGGAATGTCTTTACCTGGTGGAGTGCAGTTTAACGGAGAGAAAATCTACGATGATGCCGTAGCCGAAAGAAAAAAACTCGAAGACGAGATGATTTCTTCTTATTCTCTGCCGGTTCTCGATATGATTGGATAATACATGTCGACCAATTTCTATTTCAACAACTTTACAAATAGCCAAGAGCAGGTCTTAATTGAAGATCTGGTTCTCGAGTCTATTCAAATTTATGGGCATGATGTATTCTACTGTCCTCGTACACTCGTAGAAAAAGACGAAGTCTACGAAGAAGATGCATTATCACAGTACAACAGTTCTTACTTAATTGACATGTATATTCGTAGTTATGAGAGTTATGAAGGTGACGGACAATTCTTGTCGAAGTTTGGTCTTGAAATCAGAGATCAGGTTACATTTACCGTGTCCGTTCGTAACTTTATGAATGAGATTGGCTCAGTAGAAATGATCGATCGTCCTCAAGAAGGTGATCTCATTTATCTTGCTATGGCAGATCGTTTGATGTATGTCAAATACGTCAATAAAACTCCTGTCTTCTATCAGATGGGTGCTATTCAGATGTATGATCTCGTTTGCGAGATGTTTGAATATGGCAGTGAGCAGTTAAATACTGGCATCGAAGCCATTGATAGTATCGAGAAATTGAGTAGCCTCAGCCTCGACGAGTTTGGAATCTTGACGAATGACGGTTTACTTCTGGTTACTCAAGAAGGAAATCCAATCATACAAGGCAGCTATGATTTTGGCACACAAGCCGGAGATGCATTCGAAGATAATATAGAGTTTGAAACAGACGGGGACAGTATCCTTGACTGGACGCAAATCGATCCGTTTAGTGAGGGACAAGTATAATGTTTGGAAGAACATGGAATCATGATAGTTTAAGAAAATACATCATCGTATTCGGAACTGTCTTTAACGATATCTATATTAATCGCTTGAGCAATGCCGGAGAAGTGCTTCAGACTCTGAAAGTTCCTTTGACATACGGCCCAAAAGACAAAGTACTTTCAAGACTCGAGCAAAGTCCAAGACTCGATAATCAAGTTGGTATTATTCTTCCTCGTATTTCTTTCGAAATGACGACCATGGAGTATGATCCTACTCGTAAGTTGAATACTCTGAATAAGCTGACGAAACAATCTACCACTGCCGGCACAGATGACGAAGTCAAATATCAGTATCAACCTGTTCCATATGACATGCAATTCGAGATGAATATCTTGGTCAAGAACGCCGAAGATGGCACTCGTATCGTAGAGCAAATAGTTCCGTACTTTACTCCTGATTTTACAGTGAGTGTCAATCTTGTTCCTGAAGTCGATGGCCCTCGAGACATTCCTATCATTCTAAATAGTATCACTTCTCAAGATGAATATGAAGGTAGCTTTGAACAAAGAAGAGCACTGATCTGGACGCTTAGCTTTACGATGAAAGGTTACTTGTATGGACCAACGAAGAAATCAAAACTAATTAAACATGCTGAAACTGTATTTAGATTTCCAGAAGATGTTGCGACAGGAAATACTAATAGCACAGCGAATACGATAGTAGTGACTTCACGCCCTGGACTCACAGCGAACGGACAACCTACTACCAACACTGCTTTAAGTATTTCATATGAAGATATTATAAGTACAGATGACTATGCCATTATTAATACAATTACTGAGAATATCTAATGAGCAATGAACTTGATAAATTTTTAAACATCGCCTCTGGCGATAACTTACCAGCTGTGATCGAAAAGAAGATGAGCACTCAAGTCTCGGCAGATTTTGAGTATGCTCGCGAGAACATGATGGAAGTCATCAATAAGGGTCAAGAAGCACTCTTTGATTTGATGGATGTGGCCAAACAGAGCCAGCATCCAAGAGCGTATGAAGTTTTGGCTACCATGATGAGCACGATGGTTGGAGCCAGCAAGGACTTACTTGATCTTCAGGCGAAAAAGAAGAAGATCATGGAAGATGATCCTTCGGCCTCTCCTCAGCAAGTCACAAACAATCTTTTCGTAGGTTCGACTGCAGAGTTACAAAAATATCTGAAGCAGCACAAAGATGGCGAGTGAAAACTATCTCGGTAATCCGAGACTTAAGAGAGCAGATACAAAGGTCGAGTATACTCCCGAACAAGTCGCAGAGTACATTAAGTGCTCTGAGGATCCGATCTACTTTATCTTAACTTATTGTAAGATCGTAAACATCGATAAGGGTCTGATCATGTTCCCGCTCTGGGAATTCCAGAAGGAAATGATCCTCGCATTCGAAGAGAATCGCTTTGTAATCTGTAAGATGCCTCGTCAGGTTGGTAAGACGACTACTGTTGCCGCTTACTTGCTTTGGAAGATCGTATTCAACGAAGAATACTCGATCGCTATTTTGGCCAATAAAGACAGACAGGCTCGAGAAATCCTTGGTCGTATTCAGTTGATGTTCGAACACCTACCGAAGTGGCTTCAGATGGGTGTTACCGAATGGAACAAGGGTAACATTAAGCTCGAGAACGGATCTGAAATCCTTGCCTCGGCTACCTCATCTTCTGCTATTCGTGGTACGTCTCAGAACATGGTATATCTCGACGAGTTTGCCTTCGTTCCGACCAACATTCAAGACGAGTTCTTCGCTTCGGTATATCCTACCATTTCATCTGGTCAAAGTTCGAAGGTTCTCGTGACTTCGACGCCGAACGGTATGAACATGTTTTACCGCATTTGGACAGAGTCTGAAGAGGGTAGAAATGCTTATGCTCGTGTCGATGTTCACTGGTCACAGATTCCTGGCCGCGACGAAGCATGGAGAGAACAGACGATCAGTAATACGTCTGAAGAACAGTTCAGACAAGAATATGAGTGCGAGTTCCTTGGATCTTCTAACACTCTGATCCATCCTACCAAACTTCGTAATATGGTCTATAAACATCCGATTGCATCTGCAGATGGAGGGCTTAAGATCTATGAAGAGCCAGAACCAGATACAATCTATGCTATTGTAGTTGATACTTCTCGAGGAGCCGGAGCCGACTATTCTGCTTTCATTGTCGTCAACGTATCGACGATGCCCTATCGACAGGTGGCAACATATCGAAACAACTTAATATCGCCGATGATCTATCCGAACATTATCTATAATGCGGCCATCAAATATAACGATGCTCTTGTTCTTGTCGAAACAAACGATATTGGTCAGCAGGTGGCTGACATCTTACACTATGATCTTGAGTATGACGGTGTGCTCGTGACTGCAAATAACGGCAGAACAGGACAAAGTCTGTCAGGTGGATTTGCTACGACGACTCACTATGGTGTCAAGACTACGAAGCAAGTCAAGAGAGTTGGCTGCGCCACACTCAAGACTCTTGTAGAATCTGATAAGTTCTTAATCTATGATTATGACACTATCTATGAGTTGACTCGATTCTCACTGAAGAACAGTCTAAAGGGCAATCAGTCATACGAAGCAGAAGACGGTAACGATGATATGGCAATGTGCTGTGTTCTTTTTGCTTGGTTGACTACGCAGCCTTATCTCAAAGAAATTACGAATGTTGATATTCGTATGCAAATCTATGAGCAGAATGAGAAGATGCTCGAGCAACAGATGCTACCATTTGGACTGATGAGTACAGGCGATGATGCACATGACGAAGAAGTAAACGAACCACTCTTCGACGGTGGACCAAAAGACGATTTCTGGGTTGCCAAGAAGATGGGATTCTTTGAAGGAAACTTTTGATATGAAAGATGAATACGGACTTAATCTCAGAAAATTAATTAAACCCATGAAGTATGCACTGAATAATCCTGGAAAAGCTTTAATTTTTATTTTACAAGTAGTACGCCATGGCAGCGGTCCTTCTCTAAAGTACACATATAAAAAGATGCTCGAAACTCGAACGGGCGGAGAGATGGCATATAAGTCTGAAGAAATATCAGAATATTTGCCTGGTCTTGTGAATAGGCCTGAAAAATCTGTTGGCAAAGCAGCTGCTGATTGTTTTCAGCACCATCGATTAGCTATTGTAGCAATGAGTAGAAAAAATGCTGCTGATCAATGGATTGAAGCTAAACATCCTTACAGTTGGATGGCAAGAAGATACCGTGATACTCATGATATATGGCACATTTTAACAAATTATCCTACGACTGCAGAAGGAGAAATGTGCATGATCATGTTTTCTTATGCACAAACACGCTCGCTTGCATGGTTAGTAATTAGTTTAAGTATCTTATTCACACTTTTGATAAGACATCCTTCTGAAGCTTTTACTCGAATTCGAATGGTGTATGAAGCGTATCGAAATGGCAAAAGGGCTAAGTTTCTATTAGCCGAAAATTATGATGAACTACTATCTGAGAATTTAGATTCTGCTAGGGAACGACTAAACATCCGCTTACCGAAAGCTTTTGTTAACAGATCTCCTAATTTTTTGAAGTTATAAATAAAGCAAATGCAACTTACATGACTAACCTTTAAAGGGAGATAACAATGGCGTTTCAAGTCAGCCCAGGAATCAATGTTTCCGAAATTGATCTTACAACTACTGTTCCAGCACTTGCGACTACGGTCGGAGGTTTTGGCGGAGTATTTCGTTGGGGACCAGTCGGAAAGTTCGTTCTTGTAGATTCAGAAAATACACTCGCAAATCGCTTCGGTAAACCGACCTCGGACAACTACGAAACTTTCTATACAGCAGCAAACTTCCTTTCTTATGGCAATGCTCTATATGTTTCGCGTGCTGCCAATACAACAGGTTTCTCTAATACAGCGACTGTTACTCTTAGTAGTAATACTACGCTTGCCACATCGAACGGCGCGGCTCTTGGCCTTACAGTTGGTAATCTCGTACAAGGCGATGGCATTCCCGATGATACCTTCGTTACGGCGGTTTCCAATACCACTACTACTATTTCGAGAGCAGCTACTACAAGCGCTTCTGCGGTTCTTTCATTCTTTGCAAATACTACGACTCTTTCTGCTTATGCTGGTGATACAGCTGCAGTCGTTGCATCAAACGTAGTTGTTAGAAACTCCGAAGAATTCGAAAACAAAGGTGCAGCGAATGCAACATTTACAGGAACAGAGTTTGTAGCTCGTTATCCTGGTGCACTCGGTAACTCTCTGAAAGTTTCAATGTGCGATAGCGATAGACAGTTTTCTGAAACAATTACATTCGAAACCAATACTTCTTACGGTTCAACAACTGCAAACGCATATGCTCTTGCAGATCTTACATCAGCGAATGTATCGATTTCAGTCGGCAGCAATACTGCTAACGTTGTCTTCGTATGGTCTAACGACGATTTCGCAGATCGTGTAGCAGCTGCTACGACAGCACGAACAGTTGGATCGAACGGCGTATCAGCTAACTTTATCTCTCTTGCAACCGCAAATACACTGTTTACGAATGGCGATGCAGTATGGTATGCAAAGGGCTCTTCTTCGACCGCGAATAGCATTCAAGGTTTATCAGAAGGTACATCGTACTTCATTACTGGAGCGAATACAACCGGCTTTACTCTCTCGTTAACATCTGGTGGAGCAAACGTTGCCATCTCGAACGGTGCAGCTAACTCAGACGTATATTTTACAAAACAATCAGCGACTGATCTTGGCCTTACGCTCGCTCAAGCACGTCTTGCAGTTACTGCAGTAAGAGACAAGCTAACAGTTGGTGACTTCGTAGAAGTTGGTAATACTACTATTGGTAAGCAGAATATGAAGGTCACCTCAAAAGGCGCACAAGCCGACGATGGTACAAATATCTTCTTTAATATTGTTTTTGATTCAACTTGGAACAAGTCAACTAACTTCAGCGCAAACTCTTTGACACGTCAATGGGAATACTTCAACACCGTAGATTCTGCTCCAGGTGTATCTCAAGCGATGACAAACGCCGGACTTTCTACGAAAGACGAAGTTTCAGTTGTTGTGGTTGACGAAGATGGTCTAATCAGCGGAACACCTGGTCAAGTTCTTGAAATCTACCAAAACCTTTCGCGCGCCACAGATGCCAAGAAAGAAGATGGTACAACTAACTATTATAAGACAGCGATCAACGACTTCTCACGCTGGATTTGGGCTACAAACGATCGCTCAGGTGCTGCTTCGAATACTCTCTCAACCGTTGCTAACTCGACCAATACGACGACTTATACGAAGTCGTTCGTTCGCGGAACAGACGGCGCGACAGAAAGTACTGTTTCAATGGCAGCCGTTGGTGCTGCATACGATCTTCAGCTAGCTAACTATCTGATCGACAACATTGCAGAAGTTCGTAAGGATTGCGTAGTGTTCGTTTCTCCTGCATACTCTGATGTTGTAGGTATCGCAACAGAAAACGCACAAGCTCAGAACATCGTAGATTTCAGAAATCTTCTGCGTAATACTTCATATGCATTCCTCGATTCTGGTTACAAGTATCAGTACGACAAGTATGCTGACGTATATCGCTACATTCCTTTGAACGGAGATATTGCTGGTATTACTGCTCGCAGTGATAGCCTGAAAGATCCTTGGTTCTCTCCTGCTGGATTTACTCGCGGTCAAATTAAAAACCTCGTGAAGTTGGCATTCAGCCCTGGAAAAACTGAAAGAGATCTTCTGTATAAGAATGATGTCAATCCAATCGTGACATTCCCGGGTCAAGGCACAGTACTCTACGGAGATAAGACTCTCCTCGGTCGTGCAAGTGCATTCGACCGTATTAACGTACGTCGCTTGTTTATTGTTCTTGAAAAGGCGATTGCAACAGCTTCAAACTCTACGCTATTTGAATTCAACGACGATTTCACAAGATCACAGTTTGTAAATCTAGTTGAACCATATCTTCGCGACGTTCAAGGTCGTCGTGGAATCTTTGACTTCCGCGTGGTTTGTGACGAGACGAATAATACTGCTGAAGTTATCGACAGCAATCGCTTTGTTGGAGACATCTACATTAAGCCTGCTAAGTCGATCAACTTCATTCAGCTAAACTTCGTCGCCGTCAGATCTGGTGTCGAGTTCAATGAAATCGCTGGCCAGTTCTAATAAATAAAAATAAACGTAGGAGGAAAGTAAATGGCTTTTAATATCAATGAAATGAGAAGCCAGCTACAATTTGGCGGTGCAAGACAAAATCTGTTCCAAGTGGATATTTCAAATCCCGCGAACAGTGATGGAGATCGAAAAACAAGATTCATGTGTCAGGCAGCTCAGCTGCCTGGCTCTGATCTTGGAGTCATTCCAGTGTTTTACTTTGGTCGTCAAATGAAGTTAGCTGGTGATAGAACATTCGCCGAATGGACAGTCACGATCATGAACGATGAAGACTTCTTGATTCGGAATGCCATGGAAGAATGGTCGAATCAGATCAATCGTCTACAGCGCAACGTCAGAGAAATTGGCCCTGGATATAAGTCTCAGGCCACAGTCACTCAGTTTGGTAAAGATGGTACGAAGATCCGTACTTATGATTTTAACGGAATCTTCCCAAGTAATATCAGCCCGATCGAACTCGATTGGTCGACGACTGATCAGATCGAACTGTTCCAGGTGACATTCCAATATGACTACTGGTCAGTTGGTAAGGTCGGACAGACAGGCGACGCCGGCGGTGATTAATAAGTAAAGGGTAATCATTCCCTTTACTTTTTTCGTTATTTAAATTGGAGAACCCATGGCCGAGTTATTTGGTTTTGAAATTAAAAGAAAGCAAGAAGAAAAAGAGCTTCCATCATTTGCCCCAAAACAGGACGATGATGGAGCTCTTGTTCTTGCCGAAGGTGGAGCCTATGGCCAGTATGTTGATATGGAAGGTGCCATTCGCACCGAGTCAGAGCTCGTCTCGAAGTATAGAGAGATGGCTCAGCATCCAGACATCGAACTTGCTGTCGATGATATTATCAACGAAGCTGTTGTAATTGATCCCAAAAAAGAAGTCGTATCTTTAAATCTTGACGACTTAAAGCAACCAGACAAAGTCAAGAAACTTATCCTCGATGAGTTTGATACTGTGCTCGAGCTGCTCGAGTTTAATCAGCACGCCTATGAAATTTTCCGCAAGTGGTATGTCGACGGTAGAATATTCTATCACTTGATGATCGACGAGAAAAATCCAAGAGAAGGCATTCAAGAACTACGCTACGTAGATCCTCGCAAGCTTCGTAAAGTCAAAACTTACAAGAAAAGAAAGGCTGCCAAGGACTCGAACGTTATTATTCCTGCAAAGGGCGAAGAGTTCTACATCTATAATGAGAATGGTTTCGGTAAAGTACCGACACAACCAAACTATCAAGATCCTACTACGCAAGGTATTAAGATAGCCACAGACGCTATTATCAACGTATCTTCTGGCCTTGTCAACGTTAAAGGTGACATGGTTCTTGGTTACCTACAAAAGGCTATCAAGCCACTCAACCAGTTAAAGGCGATGGAAGACTCATTGGTCATCTATCGTATCTCTCGTGCACCTGAACGCCGTATCTTCTATATCGACGTTGGTAACCTACCAAAAATGAAAGCTGAGCAATATCTTCGTGATGTGATGACTCGCTTCAAGAATAAGGTAGTGTACGATGCAGGAACCGGAGAAATCCGCGACGATCGTAAGCACATGACAATGCTCGAAGATTTCTGGCTACCTCGTCGTGAAGGCGGAAAGGGTACAGAAATCACCACTCTTCCAGGTGGACAGAACCTCGGTCAGATCGACGATATCGTTTACTTCCAACGTAAGCTTTATAAAGCTCTGAACGTTCCTATTTCTCGTCTTGATCCTGAACAAGCTTTCAACTTCGGAAGAGCCACAGAAGTCACTCGCGACGAAGTTAAGTTTTCTAAATTCATTACTCGCCTTCGTGCAAGATTCTCTGATGTTTTCAATAAGATTCTTGAGAAGCAACTGATTCTGAAGGGTATTATTACCTCTGAAGATTGGTCAGAGTTTAAATACAACTTTAAATATGAGTTCACAGAAGATAACCATTTCTCTGAGCTGAAGAACACAGAGATCCTTCGCGATCGTATCTCGATGCTTCGCGATGTCGATGACTATGCAGGCAAATACTACTCACACGAATGGATTCGTCGTAATGTTCTTTATCAGACAG